AGTTTGGCAACTTCAAATTTACCTAATGCAGTTTCTAGTTTATTTGCAAAATCTTTGTTTAACTCTCCCGCTACTTTAATCTTGTAGTCGTATTGTTTAGCGGATTCTGTTAGATATTGTGTAAACGTGCTCATATTAGATGTATTTAGTCTTTTTTCATTAGTTTCTTCATTAACTCGTTACGATCTGATATCACAAATCCTTCTGATTCTACAGTTTGACCTGTGTCGTCATTACCATCTTTATCTATTTTTAACTTTTTAAGTTGCAGTTCTACCATTTTTAGTTTGTTATTAATTTTGCTATTTTTAGCATCAATAGCATTACGTAACATAGTTGATGCCACTTCAAATATACGTCCAGAATATCGAGAATCTACGTTCATACCCAAATCCATTAAATTTTTGTAGGATTCTTCTGCTTCCACGGCTAATTTGTCTAACTCTAGATCCGATAACTCTCCTAGGCCCTTAACTTGTGGAAGTGCCTTTTCAATTTTATCAAATTCTGCGTAAGTGGCTTCAAGTGCTTTTGCAGTTTTTGGATCTACGTTTTTTTGTACTTCTCGTGTGCTATCTTTGTTGGCCCTTGCTTGTTCTTTTTTATCAACATTAATAAATGCTTCTTTGACATTTGGTAAATTTAATATATCTTCAAGTTTTTTAGTCATTGTAGTTATTTACGAGTGCCTTGATGGAACAATTGTTCTTCTGACACTACCCTAAATTGTATATGTCTTTGTTTGGCATAAGCCATCGCCGCTTCCCATTTGGCATGATTAATTAACACTTGTGTTTTTTTAGCAATACTTTTCCCGGCTCTTTCCATGGTAGTTTGGCTCATGGGTTTTACTTCGATCATTTCAGCATGCTTTTTTCCATTTTTATCCATGTATACAATAAAAAAATCTGGTACGTAGATGGTATATTTTCCAGTAATAGGATGTCGGTATGGAATCTTTATTGCCTCAGACGCCCATTGATAAACATTGGGGTGTTCGTCGCATAGTCGCATGAACGAATGTTCCCAACTGGATCTATACGTGGGAGTTTTTGTACCCACATACTTTTCTGGATTCTTAAATGTAAATTTTCCTCGAGCAAATTTCATTAGACAATGATATTTCTTGATACCACATTTCTTGTTGTCTTATTATTTCTTACACCAAGTTTACTTGTTTTATATCTATTTGAATTTAAAATAACGGTCAACAATTCGCTTAATTGTAATTCGGTGGATTTATTTAATGTATCAAGAATTTCCTGTACAGGAACGTTATCTATTTTAGACTGTTGCAAAATTACATATGCGGTTTCTTCGGCCGGCTGTCTATCAAAACCTTTTTTAACAAAAAAACCAACTGTAACATCATAATCATTTGAGTTAAATTGAAAAGGTTCGGTATAAGTTTTGTCTTTTAATAGTGAAATTGTTTTTTCTAAATCACTATTTTCTTTTTTTGGTAAGTTTGTATAAAAATCGGCCATTTTATATTATTACCTTTTCTGCTTCTATCCCCACTTCAAAATTTTCTCTTGAAATCTTAATGTACCCTTCATTTACTAATTTAGTTACATCTGTAAGAGCCCTGGACCTATAAATATTTTTACTAGCATTGTTTAAAGATGCATATTCAACATCACTCTCGGCTATTGACAATCCTCTTCTGGATCCATTTAATTTATAATATAATGATGAAGCAACCTTATCTCTGGCTTGAAGATTATTTTGTAAAAAATTAAATGATTCTGTTGGTGAAAGTATATCTGTAAAATTTTGAACAACGTTTACATTAATCTGATTTGAATTTTTATTTTTTTGATCTATTAAATTTTTTGCTGTGGCTATTGTGGTTCCGACAGCAAGTAAAGTTCCCGCGGTCGAACCTAATTTGTAATTTGTGATAGGATTTGTAATGGTACCAGCAGACGTTCCTAAAGTTTGCACACTTTTTTTTACAATTCCTTTTAATTCTTCCTTAACTGCTTCTTTGGCTTTAATTTTTTTAGCATTATTATAGGTATTAATTCCTTTAAAAATTGTTCCTATATTAACATTGCCTGTTCTCACGTCATTTATTACCGAACCGATACCGTCTATAATTCCTCCTGGACCAAAAATAGATGTAGTACCTCCTCCCAACACCGATAAAGGTGATGGTTCAAAATCATAATGTACTGTAGCAAATCCAGGAACATCGGATTTTGTAATTTTCCCGGCATTATATAATACAGTCTCATAAAATACTTGCATAGTATTTGTCATGGTACCGCCACCATCGGCGGCATCAAAGTTATCATGAGAAAAAGATCCAATCACCGGATTTATTAATGTGTACGAAGTAAATCTTTTTTTCTTAAGTGCAAAAATTTGTATAGATCTTAAAAATGGTTTTTTTCGTTTTTGTACGTTATCCATACCAAATTGTGTTGCAACTCTATCTTTACTATAGTAGTCGTCTTTGGTCTGTGTTGGTGATCCACGATTTATAGTCAACGAGTCGGCAATATTATATTCATAATAAGCCTTCCAAAAAGCATTTACAGTATCGGCATGATCATCATGAAATGCTATTGTTACAGGACGATATACTATACGAGTTCCTATGTAAACTTTTTTATTATATTCTAATCTTTCTTCTAGATTCATGTCATATTTAGGTAATTCGCAAGTTTTGACTAACATATTCAACTCGTATCTTTCGTTAGTACTAAAAGGTTTTATATCATTATCAATATCAAAAAATACGTGATATAAAAACTTTTGTTTTGGTAATAATTTAAAATTTTCATCAACAAAAAGCCTTGATGCATGTTGATAGTCTTTCATCCCTGGAAGACCATTTGAGAATCCTGATAAAAAATTATTGATACTTGGCATACTCTATATTTATGGCCACAAAAAAAGCGCCGTTAATGGCGCTCTTTTTGTTATAAATGCAAACGAAATTAGATACCGCCGCCTGTTGACAACGTTCCTAATGTTCTTGTTAATTGTGTTCCGATACCTGTGCCTTGTGGTGTCTGTATAGCATTATCGTATCTGATTTGTAATGTAATTGTTGCTGGATCTGATGTTGCGTATGCTAAAGTATTGTAGTTTACTGACTCAACGTATGAACCATATAATTCAAAAGTTTCTAGGATACCAGGAGTAGAAGCACCATTGCCTCCGTCTAGTATTTCAATTCTTGTAGTGAATTTATAGTCAATTCCTGAAGCGGCACTTGCCTGTTCAAAGAAATCAAACTGTTTCTGAATTTGTTCACCAACCAATTTAGAAACTGCATTGTTGACATCATCTCTAAGATTAAGTGTGATTGGTTCCCACGTGTGTTTACCAGCAATATAAACTCTTGAGTTGTAAACATCTAATGTTGTGTTATCAAAAGTTAAATTTGGTCTTGTAACATCGATCACTTGTTTAGTTAATTCTGATCTTGGTGTAGATACACCAAAGTTCTCAAGAACTACTCTAAATCTATATTGTAGTTTTGGCATCAACAAACCTTGTGATGCTGAACTCTGATCGTTTGCTAATGGTACTGTAAATTTTGAAAGTGTTGAAATTGCCATATTGCTCCTTTATTTACCGAGGATTAGTTACCTAGGTTTGCTATCTCCCCTGTGTTTTTGATTCTTAAAGGTATGTAAATAAATTCAACCGATTTAACTGGTTCAATCGCAATATCCACATACAGTTCATTTCTATCAATTCTAGTTGCTGTGTTGTTGGTCTCGTCACACACAACCAAGAAGTCATACAATGCTCTCTGTCCCACCAGTTCCAATAAGAAAGATTCAACCGCCTGTTTGATCTCGTTTCTTGTTAGGGTGTCGTTGGGTTCAAAGATGAATGGTTTGGCAAGAGCATCCAATTGTGATCTCAGATACACTGTCAATCTTGACACGTTGATTCTGTCCAGTGCCGATGCTGTGGAAGTTTTGGTCAAGTTACCAAAGTTCACAATACCTGCTCCTGAGAAGAAAGTGATTGGATTGATCTTTGCTGTGTGCATCGCATCTCTGGTGGATTCTGTCAATGAGATTGTTTGGAATTCACCTGTTGCGGCCTCCACATAACCCACTGCTGTCGCGTTGTCCACGATACCTCTTCTTGTGCCTGCTGGTGCAAACCAAGGAAATCCAATGTTGTCGTTGTTGGCCAACACTCTCAACATCATGTGTGATGCCGGAACAACCACGTTGTTGCCTGCATTGTCTGTGGTTCTGCCTGAAGGATAAAACACACCCAAATAATCTGAACTGGACACAAGTCCGTCTTCGCCGTTGTCTGACGCACCCGCTGTGTTGTTCGCCCAGTTGGTCAGTGCCGTGGATGAACTCTCCAATCTAAACGGAGTGTCTCCCACAACAAATGCTGTGCTGTTTCGATCGGTGTTTAGGTTGATCATTTCTGCGATAACTTCTGGGTAACCAGGAGTGGCTATCACGTTGAATCCCCTCTGATCTTCTCTGATTGCTTGATTGGTGTTTAGTTCTGCTTTGAGCTGTGCTGTGATCACTTTTCTCACTGCTTTTCTTCCAAACGTGCCTGAGCCGTTGGCGTTGTTGGCATTTTTGGTCACCCATCTGTCTGGGAAGTATGTGGCCACTGATTCGTTGCCGAATCTCACGTTGCCTTTGCCTGTGCTTCCTGAACCCGGGTAGTTGGCAGTTGTGATGTATGCGTTTCTGTATTCTTTTACATTGTATCCTGATCTTCTAGTGTTGAACAACAAGATTGATTTTGGATAAAGTGCTGGGTTCGGAGCATCCGGATCAACAAAATCATCACTCAATAATGCAACGATCGTGCTGTCAGTTGGAGCACCACCTGTGTTAGAAGAGTCTGTTTTTGCTGAACTTGTGCAAGATCTAGCATCCGCAAACACGATACCGTCCTCTGTGGTTTGGTCTGTGTTGTCTATCAACACGAAGTCAGCACCATCAGTCAATGTTGTGTCGTATCTGTAAATTTTTGGATAGTTTTCTA